GTCCTATTGAGATCCAGATGAGTTGGGCGGAACCTAAGTGATGGCTTACAGTCGCAATGAGATGCTGCAAAACCAGTTTGCACAACTACAAGCCAAACCTAAGACCAATCAGAACATGGGCCAGCAGCTCATGCCCAATAAAACCACGGCGGATATGGATGGCGTGTCGCCCTATGCGTTGGATAATCCGGACCCGCAGATGCCGCAAATGATGCCAACGATGCCGCAGCGTGACCCGGCTCCTGTGCCGGCTCCGCCGGTGGGCATGAATCCGCGTCCTATGGGTCAGCCATACCAACCTAACCAAATGAAACAGATGTACCCTGGCATGTTTGGAATGGGTCAGCGTCGAGGCTACTAGGTGGCAGTTCGTGAAGTAACGCTAAACTATGCGCCTCGTAGGGCGTTTATGCCGTTTCATAACCGTAAGCAGCGGTGGGCGTGTTTGGTGGCTCATAGGCGTGCTGGAAAGACGGTTGCGGCTGTTAACGAGGTTATCAAGGCTGCGGCGTTGTCTAAGGGGCCAAACCCGCTTTATGGGTATATTGCGCCGTTTCGTAGTCAGGCTAAGAGCGTAGCTTGGGACTATATGAAGGACTTTGCGCGTCCGATTATGAAGTCTGCCAATGAGGCGGAACTTACCATTGAGCTTTTGAACGGTGCCAAGATCCGTCTGTTTGGGGCGGATAACGCTGATGCCATGCGTGGTCTTGGCTTTGATGGCATTTATATGGATGAGTATGGGGATTTCAGGCCGAGTGTCTGGGGTAACGTTATTCGCCCTACGTTGTCGGATAAGCAGGGGTGGGCGGTATTTGGGGGTACGCCGAAAGGTAAGAACCAGTTCTGGGATGTGTACCAAACGGCTCGGTTGGACCCGAACGAGTGGTTTAGTTTGACGCTGAAGGCCAGTGATAGTGGCTTGTTGGCGGATGAAGAGCTGGAGGCTGTTAAGCGCCAGATCTCTGAAGACCAGTACATGCAGGAGTACGAGTGCAGCTTTGAGGCGGCGATTCTGGGGGCGTACTACGGCGTTGAGATGCGTCAGGCGACCGAACAGAACCGCGTTAGCAGGGTGGAATACGACCCTAGTTTGCCGACCTATACGGCGTGGGACTTGGGCTACCGCGATGATACGGCGATCTGGTGGTATCAGGTGCTACGCAACGAAGTGCATGTGATCGACTTCTACGCGGTGTCTGGGGCGGACATTGATAAGCTGTGCAAGAAGATCAAGAGCAAGCCGTATCACTATGAGCGGCATTTCCTGCCGCACGACGCCAAGGCTAAGACGCTGGCAGCGCAAGGTAAGAGCATCATTGAGCAGTTAGGCGCTCAGTTGGGCATTGAGAACATGGCTATTGTGCCGGATCTTGGTGTGCAAGATGGCATCCAGGCGGTGCGGACAACGCTTACGAAATGTTGGTTTGACGAGGAACGGTGCCGCGATGGCATTGAGGCTTTGCGCCAGTATGAGCGGGAATACGACGAAGATAAGAAGTCGTTCAGATCGACGCCAAAACATAATTGGTGCAGTCACCCGGCAGATGCGTTTAGAATGCTGGCAGTTGCATGGCAAAACGCGCCAGTTTCGAACCCAGCTAACGCATATCGCCCACTTATCGTTGGCCCTGGGAACGAAGCCACTCTAGAGGATATGTGGGCTAGTAATAAGAGAGCGCGGAGAACAAGGCTATGAGCGGCGTAAATAACCCATATCGCTATTTTTATGAGCATGTTGCAGCCAGTCAAACTGCGCAGGTGCTTGGCACTACGGGCGCGGTTGGCGATTACCTGCACCGTATTGTTTGTACCGTTACGACTGGCGCAACGGGCAACGTTGTAATTGTAGACGGCAGTGGAGCGGGCATTCTGACGCACACGGTTGTCCCTGCCAGTGCGTCCTTGGTTCCAGGTGTTTATAACGTCGAGCTGAACGCGGTTTCGGCTAACGGTGCGTGGAAGATTACGACCGGGGCCGGCGTTGAAGTCATGGCTCTCGGCATCTTTACGGCTTAATGCAATGAGAAAGCCCGGTCTGTATGCCAACATTCTAGCGAAGCAAGAGCGGATCAAAGCTGGCTCTGGCGAGCGTATGCGTAAGCCAGGTGATCCCGGTGCGCCGACTGCTGGTGCGTTTAAGGAATCCGCGAAGACTGCAAAGAAGGACTAAGATGCCCGCTGCCTGGACACGCAAGGAAGGTAAGAATCCCGCTGGTGGCCTAAACGCCAAGGGACGCGCTTCCTATAAAGCTGAAACAGGCGGAACTCTAAAGCCTCCGGTTAAGGCGGGCGACAATCCCAGGCGTGCGTCTTTTCTAGCGCGTATGGGCGGTATGCCCGGTCCAATGGAGAAGAACGGCAAGCCTACGCGGTTGGCGTTAGCTTTGAGGGCGTGGGGCGCGTCTAGCAAAGAAGATGCAAAATCTAAGGCTGCGGCGATTTCCAGCCGCAATAAGTAGTTAAGAACGGACATCTAATGGCTTACGACACGCAAAAGGTGCCGACCGTTCAGAAATGGCTAAATGTCATTTCTAGCTACAATGGCGAGTTCAAAAAGTGGGAAGCGCGGACGGTCAAAATTATCCGCCGCTACCGCGATGACCTGCGTAACAGCGGCACGACGGGCTATGAAGCGGCTCGGTTTAACATCCTGTGGTCAAACGTGCAGACCTTGGTGCCGGCAGTGTTTTCGCGGATGCCCAAGGCTGATGTAAGCCGCAGGTTTAGCGATAACGACCCTGTTGGCCGGGTGGCGTCCCTGCTCATTGAGCGGGCTTTGGACTACGAAATTGAGCATTACCCCGATTTTCGGGCTGCTATGAAGAACTCGGTTGAAGATCGGTTTCTTGGCGGGCGCGGTGTGGCCTGGGTGCGGTACGACCCGCACATTAAGAAACAAGACATGCCAGAAAACGGATGGCAGATCACTGAGGACGTTGAGGAAGAAGATTACGGCGACATCCAGAACCAGACCGCTGGTATGGAAGAGGAGCCTGAAGAAATTGAGTACGAATGCGCCCCCACTGACTACGTTCATTGGAAGGATTTTGGGCATACGCCGGCACGCACCTGGGAAGAGGTAACGGCTGTCTGGCGCTGGGTCTATATGTCCCGCGAGGCGCTTATTGAGCGGTTTGGCGAAGAAGTTGGCCGCAAGATCCCAACCAATGAAAGCCCCGAGGGCCTGACCAAGTACGGTCAAACGGGCAAATCTAACGACAAAGCCAAGATTTGCGAGCTGTGGGACAAGGAAACCGGCAAAGTCTATTGGATCAACGAATCCACGCCTGAATTGTTGGATGAGAAAGACGATCCGCTGGATCTGGACGGGTTCTTCCCCTGCGCCAAGCCACTTTACGCCACAACGACCACCGACAACCTAATTCCGATCCCTGATTTCATTCTGTATCAGGACCAAGCCAACGAACTAGACATCCTGACCGACCGTATCGACGGTTTGATCAAGGCGCTTCGCGTTCGCGGTATTTATGACGCCAGCCAGCCCGCTTTGCAGCGTTTGCTGACCGAAGGCGACAATAACACGCTGATTCCGACCGATAAATGGATGGCATTCAGCGAAAAGGGCGGTCTGAAAGGCTCAATTGACCTGCTGCCTCTTGATACCATCGCTAGTACGTTGATCCAGTGCTACCAGGCGCAATCTAACGTTAAGGGCCAAATCTACGAAATTACGGGCATTTCGGACATTATTCGGGGCCAATCGGCTGCGTCTGAGACGGCTACAGCCCAGCAGATCAAGGGCCAATACGCGGGCCTACGGCTTGGTGCGATGCAAGAAGGCGTAGCAATGTTTGCTACGGAACTGCTGCGTCTGAAGGCTCAGATCATCTGCGGCAAGTTCCAGCCGGAAACAATCCTGGCTTACGCCGCCGCGCAACAAATGAGTCCAGAGGATCAGCAATTGATCCCGCAGGCTATGGAACTGCTCAAGAGCGAGCCGCTGCGTGCGTTCCGCATTGAGGTTGCGTCTGACAGCCTGGTGAAGCTGGATGAGCAGCAAAACAAGCAAGAGCGCATGGAGTTCATTGGTGCGTTCTCCAACTTCTTGCGTGAGGCTGTAACGGCTGGTCAACAGGTTCCTGAGCTGACGCCGCTGATTATGCAGGTGCTGAAGTTTGGCGTGGCTGGCTTCAAGGCTGGTCGCCAGATTGAAGGTACTATTGATGTTGCGATGCAACAGCTTGTTCAGAACCAAACGCAAGCCAAAGCTAACCCGCAACCCGATCCAGAAGCCGCCAAGATGCAAATGGAGCAGCAGGCAGCTCAAATGGAACTTCAAGCCAAGATGCAGATGGAGCAGGCCAAGGGCCAAGCTGATATGCAGATTGAGCAGATGAAGGCTCAAATGACGGCGCAACTAGAGCAGTCGCGCCAGCAGCATGAAGCCCAGCTCAAGATGCAGGAACTGGCTACCAAGGAGCAATTTGATCGCTGGAAGGCGGATCTGGACGCGGCGACCAAGATTATGGTGGCGCGTATCTCGTCTAACCCTGGCGCAGATATTCCGCTTTTGGAAGTACAACAGGCTGCGGCTGATACGTTGACCAACGAGCTTGGCGATAACGTTCGTAACGCTATGGGCCAGATGGCTGAAGCGCATAACAACATGGCGAACATGCACGGTGAATCTATGCAGAAGCTGCAAGAGACGATTCAAGCCCTATCAGCGCCCAAGCGTATTATTCGTGGGCCGGATGGCCGTGCAGCCGGCGTAGAAATTCAGACGTAAGCAATGGCACTCGGCGGCTGGGATACTGGCATTTGGGATATTGCCGTTTGGGACGGTCCCCTATTTACGGTCAGTGATGACACCCATGACGGCAAATATCTAAAAAAACAGTTTGACGAAGAAAAGCGCCGTTATGACCAGCGCCGTAAAGACATCATCGCGGCCTATGAGCGGGTTGTTGAGGGTAAGCCTGATGTTGCCGAAGAGATTGTTAGGCCGTTTGTAAAAGCGGCAACGGAAAAGGTATCCAGTCCGCAAATTGATTTTGATAAGCTGCTCGCCAACGTTGATGAAGTTGAGCGCCTGTGGGCAACTTTCCTAGAAATGGATGACGAAGATATTTTGGTGATGATGTGAGCAAATACAAAGCCATATTTGATAAACAGGGCCTTCTGGCAGAGTTTGAAAACGGGGAAATGGTCTATCTGCGAGAAGACTACAGCCCGCCCGAAAAGTCAGATTTGGCCTCCCCAATGATTATGCGGGACATTGAGCCTTATCAGAACATGATCAACGGCGGCATCATCACAAGCCGCAGCGAGCATCGTGAATTGCTCAAAAGGCATAACTGTGTTGAAGTCGGCAATGAAAAGATGCAAACGAAGGTAACCGCTCTACCAAGCAAGCGCCGCGAAATCATATCAAGGCAGCTTGGCGACATGAGTGACAAGCAAGCTAACAAGGTTCTGAAGCAGCTAAAAAATGGCATTTAAGGAATGACTATGGACACCCAAGAGTCAGCCGAATTCTCTGAGGAAAAGGTTGATCGACGCGACCTGCTTTCTGAGCAGTTTGACGAAATCGGAAGTCAACCTTCCGAACCAGTAATCCAAGCCGAAGCTGCCGAAGAACAAGAAGAAGAACCTATTTGGTCAAAGCCGCCTTCTAGCTGGAAGCGCGACTACCACGAACCCTGGCAGAGCGTAGATCCCAAGGTCCGCGAATACGTTTGGCAGCGCGAAGAAGAAATGCGCTCCGGCATTGAGCCTATGAAGGCCAAGGCTCAGTTTGCTGACCAAATGAATAAGGCAATGGAGCCTTATCTACCCACCATTCAGGGGCTTGGTATTGACGCCCCTACCGCTATCCAGGCGCTTATGCAGGCGGATTATACGCTGCGTAACAGCCCGCCTAACGAAAAACGAGCCTATCTGGCACAGCTTGCAAGCCAGTATGGTATCAATCTCGGTGATGTCGAATATGACCCACAAGTCAATCCGATTGACCCGGCGATCTACGAACTCAGAAACGAACTCAATAACGTTCGTGGAGAAGTCGTAGGGTGGAAAAGGCAGCAGGAAGAAGTCCAGAATCAGACTCTGCTGTCTGAAATTGAACAATTCGCCACCCAAGCGGATTATTTTGAAGATGCACGCCCCACCATGATTCAGCTTCTAAACGCTGGTATGGCTACGGATCTTCAAGACGCATACGAGAAAGCAATTCGCTTTGATCCGAACCTTTCTGAGCAAGTGCAGCAAAGCCGACAAGCTGAAGCTGACGCAGCTAGAAGGAAAGCCAATAATACAGCGGCTAAATCGGCCAAAGCGGCGGCGGTTAGCGTAAGAAGCTCCACACCCGGATTTCAACCGACTACCAAAGCGCAAGACAGGCGTTCCATGCTGCTCGAACAATTCGACAGTGTGAGTGAACGCTTTTGATGACCCCTTGATAAGGAGCTAACTATGGCTTTTGCCAACAGCTCGATCAGCGACATCATTGCGACTAATATCCAAAGCCGCACTGGTGAGCTGGCCGACAACGTTTAACATAAGGGACGTTGCTAAATCGGGTGAACTCGGTGAACGCTGAAAGGCCAATACCGAGCCAAGCCAAGAACGGACGGGGAATCCCTGAGGGTCTTGGAAGGTGTAACGACTAGGCAGTGACGAAAGAATAATCTGCCCACGAGCGCCCGACACACGTTTTGAACCGCTAAAGAGGGGAATCCCGAATGGCAACAATCTACGGACTTACTTGTACAGCTACCGGCAAGGTTTACGTCGGCTGCACATCAAAGGTAGCGAAACGGATGCGAGAGCATCTTTCTCTCCTAAGACGCGGCCTACATGCCGAGCCAGACCTACAGAAGGATTTCACGGCCTACGGTGAAGCCTCCTTCCGCATCTTTCCTCTGAAAGAAATTCCAGAGGCAAGCCTGCTACAAAAGCGGGAAGCGGAGTTGGGATGGATGGACGCCTACGCCAACCTGGGTCTGCTGTACAATCGTAACCGGACTTCGTTTGCGCCAACCAAAGACGCCATCGCAAAGGGTCAACCCCGCGCAACGGCTACCGAGGGACGCAAACGGTCAACGGAAGCGAACCAGAAACGTAGATTGGCTCAACTTGGAAAGCCTAAGGGCCACGGCGCTAAGATCAGCGCTACCAAACGAGCAAAACGTGTGATGAGATAGTCTGCTCTGCATCAAACAAAAAGATGCAGGAGCCTCGGATAAAGAGCCGGGGACGACGGGTCGAAAGGCCCCGAAACAAAAGGACGAACAACAACGCCCTTCTGCGGCGTTTGAAAGACCGGGGGAACGTGAAAACGTTCTCGGGTGGTAACGTGATTTTGCAAGAAATCATGTACAACGACTCGACCACGAACAACACGAATAGCTACAGCGGCTATGAAGTGCTGAACGTGTCCCAAAACTCGCCTATCTCTGCGGCGCAGTTCTCCATCACGCAGTACGCTTCGGCGGTGACCATCTCCGGTCTGGAAATGATCCAGAACACGGGCAAGGAAGCCATCATTGACCTGCTTGATGGGCGTATGAACGTTGCAGAAGCCCAGCTTGCCAACCGTATCGGTGGCGACATCTATCTGGACGGCACCGGCAACAGCGGTAAGAACATTACCGGCCTGGCTGCGGCTGTTCCTGATGCGCCGTCTTCCGGTACTTATGGCGGTATCAACCGTGCGACCTTCACGTTCTGGCAATCCGTTTCTTTTTCGGGCCTGACAAACGGTGGTTCAGCTACTTCTGCCTCGAACATCCAGCAGTATATGGATTCCGTGGCCGTCCAGCTGATCCGTGGTACTGACAAGCCGGACCTTATCGTTGCGGACAACAACTACTACCGTCTGTACCTTCAGTCGCTGCAATCCATCCAACGCATCTCGGACTCCGGTTCGAGCATGGCTGGCGCTGGCTTCGCTTCGCTGAAGTATTACGGTGCTGGTATGGCGTCGGACGTTGTGCTTGATGGTGGTATCGGTGCTGCCTCCACGGCGAACCACATGTGGTTCCTGAATACCAAGTACCTTCAGTTCCGGCCCCATGTGGACCGCAACTTCGTGCCAATTGGCGGTGAACGCCAAGCGGTTAACCAAGACGCCATTGTGAAACTGATTGGCTGGGCGGGTAACATGACCTGCTCGGGCGCTCAGTTCCAAGGCGTTCTGATCGCTTAAGGGGAGCATAGGAAAATGGCTTATACTTTTGACGAACCCAAAGCCGGCCTGCTCCAAATCGCTAACACCGATACTGGTGTTACGATGGCGAACGGCTCCTCGGCTATCCCGACTCCTCCTGCCGTTCTCGGCATGGTGTGTCGGGCTTTTGACCCGACTTACGGCGAAGGCGAATTTATCCTTCTCGTAGGTGTTGCCTCTACGGTTGTCGGTTCTCTAGTGACCTACAGCACCACAACTTACCAAACTGCGCTTTCGCCCAACACGGCGAACCAAGCGCAGCCGGTAGCTGTGGCAATGGCGGCAAATACCGCTGGCCTCTTTGGCTGGTATCAAATTGAGGGTCTTGCCGTTGTGAAGAAGACTGCGGTTGCGGTTAACGCCAATGTCGCTGTTTACCAGTCAGCTACCACTGGGCGCATTATGCCCACTGTGGCTTCTGGCAAGCAGCTCCTGGGCGCTCGTAGTGCTAACTTGGCTACGGTTGCCTCTGGCGTTTCGACCGTTATCGTGTCGATTAACCGTCCGCACATGCAAGGCCAAACCACCTAGTGATTCTATCGTCAAACCTTGATGAGAAAATTCCAATCGTGTGTAACACGGAGGATGATGTCATTTTCAGCAACATAACTGCTGCTGTAAAACGTCATTTTCCGTGGCTTGGGATGACCGAGCCTCACGACAAGGTGGCTGTAATAGTAGGGGGAGGTCCTTCCATGAAGGGCCTCCTTCCGCTTATCTCAAAGCACAAATCCTCTGGGCATACCGTCTTTGCCGTTAACGGGGTTATTCCAAGCCTTTTGAGCGTAGATGTTACGCCTGACTATTTTGTCCTTTTGGACGCCAGGGAAGACAATCTTTCCTTTTTGCACCCTGACCTACCAGTTCATAACCTGATCGCTTCCCAGTGCCCTCCCAGCGTCTTCAAGGCACTAGAGAAACAAGAAATTACGCTTTGGCATCCTGCCTACCCTGGAATTGCAGATTACATTGGTGATCGTGAGTGCGCCCTTATAGGCGGCGGGACTACGGTTGGCCTTCAGGCCATGAGCATTGCCTTTGCAATGGGCTATCGCCAGATCCACCTATTTGGTTTTGATTCCAGCTATTCCCACGTTGGGGAAGGCCATGCCTACGCGCAGTCGGTTAACGACAATGACCCTCGCAACACATACAGGGTTGGCAAACGCGAATATGTTGCAGCGCCCTGGATGGCTCGCCAAGCCGTAGAGTTTCAAGAAGCGGCTCGCCAATTGGCTGATGCTGACGCTGAGATTTACGTTCACGGTCACGGGCTTCTGCCGGCAATCGCACGCGCCATGTCACAGCCACCAGAGGAAATCTCTGAAGTGGATAAATACAAGGCGATGTGGGGCATTGACAGCTACAGAACCGTAGCTCCTGGCGAAAACTTTGCCGACGAATTTATTGACATATCCCGCATTGGGTCTGCCAACAGCGTTATTGATTTTGGCTGTGGCTCTGGTCGCGGCAGCAAAAAGATCTACGAAACTACCGGCTGTCAAATAATGCAGGTAGATTTTGCGGAGAATTGCCGCGATGCAAACAACGATTTGCCGTTTGAAGTTGTTGATCTTTGCGAACCCATAATTGGCTTAAAAGCAGATTTTGGCTATTGCACCGATGTTTTGGAACATATTCCAACCAACAAGGTCCCTGATGTCATTAGGAACATCATGGCTTGCGTGGATCAATGCTTCTTTAAGATCGCCATGTTTCCAGATAATATGGGCGCGTTGATTGGGCATTCGCTTCATTTGTCGGTTTTTCCGATGGAATGGTGGGAAAACCAATTTTCAGATTATAAGGTTTTGCATGGGCAATGTGACAGGGACACCCCTTTCCCGTATGCCACGTTTTATATTAAACGAAACTTGGCTTAAAAAGGACATTTAACATGGCTATTCCTTCTCGCGTTCTGGCTTCCGGTAACTCTGGCCTGGCTACTATTTCCATCTGCGGTGACGGCGCTACGGGCCTTGTTGCCGTTGGCACCACCCAAGCGACGGCTCTTCAGCTTTCGGCTGTCTTCAATGCAATCACCACCTCTTCCGCTTCTACGGGCCTAAAACTGCCTCCGTGCGAAGCTGGCGCTATGGTGTACATCTATAATCTTAGCGGCCAAACCCTTCAAGTTTACACCAATGAAACCACTGGTGTGACGATGAACGCGGCTGTTGCTGGCGCTACCGGGGTTGCCGTGGGCAACACCAAGACTGCAATTTGTTTTGCTACTTCCGCAACGACTTGGGCGGTCACAGCCGCATTGAGTTCAACGTAAGGATTAAAAATGCTTGATAGCGATCTCTCAAATGCAGATGCCCATCTGCATGTGGATTTTTACGAATATGATCGCGACCCCTACAAGGGTCAGCCGTTCGTAAGAATTATGGTCCCTGGCGACAAAACGAACGTCATCGACCAGCCTGTTCGAGATCATCATAAAAAGCGATTCCCTCGTCAGTGGCTTGCCTATCAGATGAAGGATCAGATCGACACTCCTCTGATTGGCACGCCGCTTGAAAAATGGAATGCCGAACAGCCTGACGCTTTTGATGAAATTCAAATGCGTGAGATGCAGATCCTGAAGTTTCAGACCGTTGAGCAAATCGCTACAGCGTCTGATGCACAGCTTCAACGGGTTGGCATGGGAGCGGCTGGACTTCGCGAGAGAGCGCGTGGATACCTTACTGGTAAAAACACTAGCCAAGCCGCTAAGGATTTGGAACAGACCCGCAAGGAGCTAGACGAACTCAAGGCTCAAATGGCTGAATTGCTGGGGCAGCGTAAACCGCTTGGACGCCCGCGAAAAGAGGACGTGAATGTCAAGTACGATGCTGCAACTGGTGACGCAGGTCACCAATGAGTTAGGCGTTCCTACACCGACTTCGGTTGCTGGGAATCCAAATCAGGACGTGGTACAGATCCTGGCGCTTATGAACGCCACTGGGTATGAACTTCTGCGTAAGGCTGATTGGCGCGAACTAACTAAGCCGTACTCGTTCTTCACGGACTACACGACGACCACGGGGACTTACAGCACATCTTCCCGTGCCATTACGGGAATCCCGTCCACAACCGGCCTTGACACGACGTACATGGTGGTTGGGACGGGATTCCCGAATGCGACGTTCATTGAGAGCGTTGACTCTTCAACGCAGGTTACGACCACCAATTTTTCAACATCTAACGTCACCAATGGAACTGTCTATTTCCAAAAGGTGAAGTACGATTTCCCTTCCGATTACGATTCCATCGTGCCTCGCACCCAATGGGATAAATCGAAGCATTGGGAGATGCTCGGCCCTGAAAGCGCCCAACAATGGGAATGGCTCCTAAGCGGGTTTATCAGCACCGGCCCACGCATTCGGTGGCGGCTGTTTGGTTCGTATTTTCAAATCTGGCCGGGGTATTCCAACGCGGAATTTCTAGGCTACGAGTATCGCAGCAAGGGTTGGGCAACAGCGTCTAACGGCACTGTTAAAAACAGTTTTACGGCGGATAGCGATACCTGCATCTACCCTGACCGCCTGATGGTTCTCAGCACCAAGCTAAAATACTTCCAAGCCAAGGGCTTCGACACCACCGCGCTTTATCGCGATTACATTACCGAATTTGAAACGTCGGTGGCGCAGAACACGTCTGCGGCCAACCTGTCTTTTGCTCCGCGTCCTGGTGCTGTTTTGATTGGCTGGGATAACATCCCTGATAGTGGTTATGGCAGCTAGACGAAACGCGCTGGTTCAACGTGCGGCGGCTGATGTTCAATCGCTGCCGGCACCCGTAGGCGGCTGGAATGCTCGCGATTCACTTGCGAACATGGAGCCGACAGATGCCGTTGTGTTGGAGAACATGTTCCCAACGGTGTCGAGCGTCGTCTTAAGGGGCGGCTACACCAAATGGGCGACTGGCATGGGGGGCCAAGTCCAGACCATTATGATCTATTCTGGCGGTAACACGACAGAGGTCTTTGCCATAACAAACGGCGGGGCTTTGTACGATGTTACGGTCACTGGACCTGTTGGCGCACCCATTCTGACCGGGTTTTTAAGCGGCAAATGGGAATACACCAATATCGCTACGTCAGGCGGTAACTTCCTGATGGCGGTCAATGGCGCTGATTACGCCTTGTTGTATGACGGCACATCGTGGTCATCCATAACCAGCGTTTCTACACCGATTGCCATTACCGGCGTTGATACCCGCGACCTTCACAACATTGTCCTGTTCAAGAACCGCATCTGGTTTATCCAAAAGGAAACGCTGAAGGCTTGGTATCTGCCTACCAGCTCCGTTGGCGGTGCGGCAGAGCAATTCAGTTTGCAATCGGTTGCCAGAGATGGCGGCTATCTTGTCGATCTGGATGCGTGGACCATTGATGCTGGCTACGGCGTTGATGACAATCTGGCTTTTGTCACCGACTCCGGCGAAGTCATTATCTATCGCGGCACCGATCCAGCCAGTGACGCTACCTGGGCGCTGATCGGCGTCTGGAAACTTGGCGCTCCTGTCGGTGAGCGGTGTATGTTGAAGTGGGGAGGGGATCTTTTGATCCTCACCTACGACGGCTTGGTGCCTATGGCCGCGTCCCTGCAAAGCTCCCGGCTAGATCCTCGCGTATCGCTGTCCAACAAGATTCAGGGGGCCATTACAGCCGCTACGACGGCCTATGGATCTGCTCCGGTTGGCTGGGAGATCGTTTACAACGCCAAGACCAATGCGCTCTGGATCAACGTTCCCGTAGCTGTGGGAAGCCAGCAGCAATATGTGATGAACACCATCACGAAGTCATGGTGCAACTTTACGGGCTGGTCAGCGAATTGCTGGGCTATCGTAAACAACGATCCGTACTTCGGTAGTAATGGCTATATAGGCAAAGCGTGGGATGACAGCTACGCTGACGACAACACCAATATCGCGACAAACACCCTTCAAGCGTTCAACTATTTTGGTTCTAGGGGCGTCAAAAAGTACTTTACCCGCGCCAGAGCCAGCATCTTTACGGATGGCATCCCAGAAATCTTTGTTGGCATGAACGTTGACTTTGATACCGCCAACACGACTGCGCCCCTAGCGTTCATCCCATCCGCCACCGGGCTATGGGACATTGGCTACTGGGATGACGCGATCTGGGGCGCTGGAAATATCATTACGAACACCTGGCTGGGCATCACCGGGATCGGATATTGCGGCGGGATTCAGATGGTAACTGGAAGCCAGCAAACTCAAATTGAATGGGCTTCAACAGATGTGGTATATCAAAGCGGATGGGCGGGCGTATAAAAAGCGGCGATGAGGTTGGTCACTGGGTGGCTGACAAACTGAGGACGGTTTATTCCCCAGAAAGTTCTGCTGCAATTGGCTTGATTAAAGACGATAAAATTGTTGCCGGAGTCATCTACGAGAATTGGAACCGCAGATCGGTAGTGACGCATATAGCAATTGAGGGAAGGCTAACTCGCTCTTTTCTTTATGCTATTTTTCACTACCCGTTTGTTACCTGCGGGGTCAACAAGATCATATCTGCCGTTAACGACACGAACACCAAGAGTGCCTTAATGGTTACAAATATGGGATTCATAGCCGAGGGCAGACTTAAAGATTGTTCTCCAGACGGAGATATAATCCTTTACACAATGCAGAAATCGGATTGCAGGTTTCTAGGGAAACGATATGGGCAAGAAAACTCCGAAGCCTCCAGCGCCAATTGACTACACTGCTGCGGCTACCGCGCAAGGGCAAGCCAACTTGGCTTCGGCCCTTCAAACCTCATATTTAAGCAACCCTAACATTGTCAATCCGTATGGCTCTTCTACGACGACGTTTGGAGAAGCCAGGGACGCCAGTGGCAATGTAATTCCCAACGCAACACAAGCCACTGTCAGGCAAGAGTTAAATCCTGCCTCTGCGGCTGCGTTGGCATCTCAACAAGAGGTCGAGAAGCAACTTGCCGCCCTAGCCCTTCAAGGTGCAGGCGTAGCTACAAAACAGCTTGGCACGCCATTTAGTTACGATCCGTCCAAGTCGTTTCTGAACACGACTGGTGCCGAGGCTCGAACCTACACACCTTCTGCCGCTCTAGGCGCGTTGAACTACGGGCCTAAAGTTGGCGAATATGGCATGGCCGCTGGGATTAATGCCGATGATTACGGCAGAGCTGCCAGCATTAACGCCGGTGCTTATAACGCCGCCGGGATTGATGCCAACGCTTATGGCCAAGCTGGCGGGATTAATGCTGGCGATTATGGTCAAGCTACGGGCCAATTAGATTTGTCCAACGTAGCCAGAATGCCTGTAAACGCTGGCATAACAGGGCAGAACGCTATCCTGTCTCGCCTTGCTCCGCAGATCCAACAATCAGAAGCGGCCACTGCGCAACGCCTTGCCAATCAGGGCATTACGCTAGGCGGTGAAGCCTATCGCAATGCAATGCGTAATCAGGGCCAGCAGTTTAACGACCTTTACACCCAAGCCGCGCTGCAAGGCATCAACCTAGATATAGGCGCAAACCAGCAGGGTTACGGCCAAGCCCTATCGTCTGCTGGCCTTTATAACCAAGCTATTGCCCAGAACTATGGTCAGGGTCTGTCGGCTCAACAACTTACCAACCAAGCTATTGCCCAAAAATTCGGTCAAGGGCTTTCAGCTCAACAAATTGCCAACCAAGCTGCCAGCCAAAACTTTGGGCAAAATCTTTCGGCTCAAGAACTTGCTAATGCATCTATTGCCCAAAACTTTGGTCAAGGCGTTACGGCTCAACAGCTTTCCAACGCGGCTATTGGACAGAACTATGGTCAAGCTGCTGCGTCAGCGGGCTTTCAAAATGCTGCACAGGCGCAAGCGGCTAATCAGCAAATGGCGCAAGAATCTGCCAATCGAGAAGCCCAGAACCAGATCTTCAACCAACAAATGTCGTCGGCCAATTTCCAAAATGCAGCGCGTCAGAGCGATCTGCAAATGCAGCTTGGCCTCTACAACCAGCCCCTGAACCAAGTCAACGCGCTGATGGCTGGCTCGCAGATCCAGAACCCGACCTTCCAGGCTTACACTGGTGCCAACGTTAATGCGGCTCCTGTGTTCCAAGCTTCGCAGCAAACGGGCCAAGATGCTCAACAAGCTTATGCACAGCGGGTTGGAATGTATAACGCTGGCATGGGCGCTATTGGAGCCATTGGTGGAGCTGCAACAGCAGCAGCAATTAGCGATATCCGCCTGAAGTCCAAGATCGTCCGCGTTGGAACTCACCCGCTTGGGATTGGCATCTACGAGTACGACATTGATGGCCGTCGCGAGCGTGGCGTCATCGCTCAAGAAGTTGAGCGCGTGTTGCCGTCAGCGGTTATCGAACATCCCGATGGCTACAAAATGGTTGATTACGGAGCCTTGTAATGCCTGACATTAGCCTCACAGATTATAGCTCCCAGCTTGCCGCCAATGCGCGGCAACAGAGAATGGCTGAATTGCTCCAACAGCAGTCTATGGAGCCTATTCAAGTGATGACCGCTGGCGGCGCTCAAGTTCCAATTCCGTGGACGGCTGTGCTGGCTAAGGTGCTGCAAAGCGGGGCCGGCGCGTATGCGTCTAAAAAGGCCGAGAAGAAAGAAGCCAAAATCAAGGCTGCTCAAGGAACCGAAGCTAAGGATTATATTAGAGGCACAAGAACTGGTTCTCAAATTAGCTTACCCGGCGTTACAACGCCTGCCGATCTGAATCGGTCTGCCGCTAATTTGGATACCGATCCAGGTCTTAAATATAAAATTGCAGCCATGCTAGATCGGGGCAATCCTGCGGTGCAAGGCGGTCCTGCGCCTCAAGGCACTCCTGCAATGCCTACTCCGCCCATGCCTACGCAACTCGCTATGCCTGCTCAAACGCCTATGGGTGGGCAACCGCCTATGCCTGCTCAACCAACTATGAGTATGTTTCCTCAATCGGGTCCTCGTGCGCCTTTGATTGCTCCGCAATTGACTCGCGACATAACGACGGAAGAACAAGAGGCCCGGTATGAAGAAGCTGCTAACAGCGACAATCCACGTCTAGCAGCTTGGGGTCAGCGCAATCTTGATGAAATTGACACCATCAAGGCTGAAGGACGCAAAGTAATTACACTTAGCGCCGGAGAAAAAGCTGGACGAATAACGGGCAAAGGATTTGAAGAATTAGCTTCAGCTCCCTTACCGCCTAAAAGAAAAAGCGCATATGATTCATTTGGAAATGTCATTGTTAGTTGGGAAGAACCCCTAGAAGGGGGAATTACTGATCCAACGACGACTCCAATTCCAGAAATTGGATCTCAAGGCGATCAACCGCCTACCGTTATGTTTCCAGAAGATGCTCAAAAACATCCAGATTCAAGATATCTAATGCGTGGAGATGTCAATCCTCCGAAATTAGTTACCAATCCATATTATAAAGGTAAATAATTATGCCTGATTGGAGCGAATTTAAACCAGTTGTTAGAACTCCGCCTCTTCGCCAACAACAAGCTATTCAAGGGATGGCTGCTCAACGCGTAACTATGGATCAAGGCCAAGCTAATTTGGCTCAAGCTCCGGTTGATTTGGCTGCGGCTCAAACTAGACTTGCGCAGGCACAACGAGACCTTCAAAATACTCCTAATGCGCCAAAGCTTACGGACGCTCAATCAAGCAATAGATCATTTTTTGACGCTATGACTTATGGTGAAGCAGCATACAATAAAGCCGTAGCTCAAGGTTACGATCCAGGAACCGCTGAAAATATAGCTGCTACTATTTTAGATAAAATGTTTGGTGGAATAATTGATAGCCCAGGAGATATATTTCGAAATTCGGCTTCTAAACTTGGGGTAACCGGTAAAGCAAGGTTTATGGAGGGCTACAAAAGGCCTCTATCGGGAGCGGCTGTCGGAGAAGGAAAACAATCAACTGAGAAGCAGGACATGCGAACATCTGTTTTTCCCGGTCCATTTGCATCCAAAGATGAACAGCTTGCACTTGACGATGCTCAGTATCGGCAAGCTTTTAGAAGGACTATGGGGGCAGCCGGCGCAATGCCATTTAAATCAGCTAAACCCGTTCAAGTTGGAGTTACTGACGAAGCGTGGGAAAAAGCAGCTGAAATTTATAATTCTGCTCCAAAAGGTTCCAACAGGTCTAGGGGTAGCAAATACAATCCTATTATCCCAAGGAATAAAGCGGATTATTCCGCCATTCAACCTGGGCAATATTTTGTTAATGAAAAAGGCAATTATGGGGTAATGCCGGCTTCTTCTGGCGCTGCTGCCTCAACAACTAAATCCGTTGGTCGCGCACCTTCAGGCGTAGATCAAAAGGTGTGGGAAGCAATGACGCCACAAGGGAGAAGCCTATGGCCGACCTCACGTTAGAACAAAGACGTGCAATTGCCGTTGCTGAAGCCAAGGTGGCAATGGGGAGGGAACGTGTTTCTACCCCTCCCGCACGCGAACCTTCCTTCCTAGATCGCCACGGTAGGTCTATAGCTGTCGGGGCGGGAGGCATTGTAGGCGGCGCTTTAGCTGCTCCGTTTGCGCTGGCTTCTGCGCCGTCACTTGTTGGCCCCGTTGCCATTGAAGCGGGCGGGATTGGTGGCGGCGCTGCAATTGGCGGTCAAATATACGATTTAGCCACGCAAAAACGCCAAACGTTAGTGGATCAACTAAAGTCCATTGGCGGCGATTTTTTGGGGAACGCGCCCTGGGCAATGGCTGGACCTATTGCCGGAGCGGCAATTAAACCAGCCGCAACTCGTATAGCGTCTTTTTTAAATGCGGGGAAAACCGCTAAATCCACAGCGGCTCAATCCGAAGCTGCGTTAACTGCTGCTAAAGACGCTGGCGTTCAATATCTGCAACAAGCTAAAACGGCTGCGGGGGCTACCAGAACTAGACAAGCCACTTTAGCCGCAACGCTCGCCAAACGCGGTGAAACTGCCCAAGCTGCGTCCGTTCCGCCCAAGCCTCGGATTGGCACCCGCGCTCAATTGTCTGACATTGGCGACGTTGTGCGCACGCCGGCGCAAGCCAACGAAATTGCTATCAACACTCAAATGAAGCAAGCGGATAATACTTACAGAACGGCAATGAATCAAGTGGCTGCGGATCGGGCAGCAATAGGAATTGGTGCTTCAGATACAAATGCCGCTAAAGAACAAATTAAACAATCTAGAAAAATGGTTTACCCCGACCCAGTAACTCGCCCCAGCGTAGGATTTGTGCCTGCGGATTCAGCCGGCGCAAAACTTCATAAAATGGCTTTAGAGGTACTAGAACCTAAAAAGATTCCGTTAACAGAAGCTCAAGAAATCCAATTAAGAAAACAAGGCGTAAAATTGGTTGTTGAGGAAGGGCAAACTTATCGAATTATTAAACCTAAAATTAAAGACGTTGATGATTTTCGTCGTTTTGTTGGAGAAGTTATAAAAGGAAAAATTGAAGGCTATGGGGCAGTAAATATTATTGAAGCCAAAAATATATATAGCAATTTTTCTAAAATTATTGACGAGTTGTCCGAAGGTGCCAGCGCCTCTGTTCAAGCCAATTGGAAAGCCGGTAAAGACGCGCTTAAGCCATTTGAAAAAGTTAAGGCTGGCAAAACGTTAGTTGGCACTCAAAAGGGAACTGACGTTGAAATGGTGCCGGCGTCCGCTATTCCAGGGCGAATGGTAGGCGGCGGTCGAGATACCTTCCAACAAACAACTGCGGTAGCCGGCCCCGAGGCGACAAGCCAAGCCCTACGCAGCACCGTTCAAAACAAACTGTTGGATGCTTCTGGAAATCCGGTCACGTCGGCAAAGGCAAATGAATTGCTCGCGCCCGATACTCCATTGGCAGACATAGTAAGCCGAGATCCCGCATTGTCTGCGGAGGTACGTCGATATATCACCCAGCTTCAAGACGCGGAAATGGCTGGGGTGGAAGCTCCGAAATTTTTTGCACGCGCTACCACTGCACAAGCGGCTTCAAGCGCAGCCCAAACAGAACGTGCTACGCTTGCAGCTGAATTGCGTGGGTTAAAAAGCGAAACAAACTTATCAAAAGCGTTTACCACAACTGATGCAATAGTTATGCGACTTGCTAAAAACGAAAAAATTACTTCTGCGCAACAACAATCTTATTTAGATATTAAAGCAACAGCAGACGCAGCAATTAAAGCTGCTAAAACAGCGGCTGAAAGAAAAGCTGTGCAAGATAGTTTTGTTAGAAAAGTTGGCATTACTATAGGAGCAGGAGCCGCAGGAGTTAAAGCCTTAGACATAGTTTTTGGCGATAATTAATAAGTTGTTAAATATGGATTGGAACTAGCTATGCCTTTCAACGGATCTGGTACGTTTGTCGTTACAACGAGCGGTATACCCGTCGTAACGGGCACGGTCATCTCATCGACCATGTTCAACAGCCTGATGACGGAGCTGTCTACCGGGCTTTCGTTGACGCTGACCAAGGATGGGCAATCCACGCCAACGGCGAACATCACCCTGGGCGGCTACAAGCTGACCAATGTCGGGGTTCCAACGCTCACTTATGACGCGCTCAGTTTTGGGCAGGTAGCGACGATCTCAACGCTCACCCTAACGAACGCGCTCACAGCGGGGAATGGTGGTACTGGATTGACCTCTGCCGGTGCAATAGGGAATGTGCTAACGAGTAATGGAACAACGTGGGTATCTTCTGCTAATGCCGGCGCACCGGCTGGTGCTTCGATCTACACAGCTAACAACTTTGGAGGCTTCTGATGGCCGTTACATCCACCCCGATCTTCGCGCAGACGCCATATGCTAAGTCGCTAACGCTGGCCGCGCAGACCGCATCTACGACTCGCGCTCCAACCGCTACGGCAGGCTTGGCTGCGGCTAACATTGTAGCCTTCGTGCCTGTCTCGACCAACGGACTGCGGATTGACAGCATCCAGGTTAACAACGTTGGCACCGGCATTTCGACCGCCAACGCTGCCCAGCTTGTTGATATTTGGCTGTGGGACGGCACGACGGCGTTCCTGATCGCTGAGATCCCGGTGCTTGCCACGACGCCTAGCACGACCGCTGCGGCGTTCAACACGACCTTCACCTTCCCGCAGCCGCTGAACCTGCCTGCTGCGTTTGCTCTGTATGCCAGCACGACGGTTACGACCACGGCGGCGGGTACGGCGCTGCAAGTGACGGCCTACGGCGGGGCGTACTAATGACAACGGCGGCGGCGGCTTTTGATTATCACACGATTATCAGCCCCAGCCTTGTTGGGGCTACGCTAAGGAATGCCGTTGAGCCGACTACGGTAACCACTGTGGCGGCGACCGGGACCATCATCTACGAGATCAACAACCAGTCGGTGGTGTACTCGACGGCCAGTGCCACGGCCAACTGGACCCTGAACATCGTCTATTCCAAGGCGATGCCGCTCAATGCGTACTTGAGTATCGGCCAGAGCGTGACGATTGCGCATATGGTTACGCAGGGCGCGACGGCCTATTACAACAGCGTGGTGCAGATCGACGGTGTGACGGTCACGCCGAAGTATCAGGGCGGTACGGCCTACGCTGCGGGCAATGCCAGCAGCATCGACGTTTACACTTACACGGTAACCAAGACGGCAGATCGGACGTACACGGTCTTCACGTCGCAGACAAAGTTTGCTTGAGCCGCATGGAACTGCACTTTCTCGCTGGACTGCCCCGTTCGGGGTCTACCCTTCTAGCTGCCATTCTCAACCAGAACCCAGCGGCTAGAGTCAGTTCCACCAGCGAGTTAGTGAACATCCTAGACGTGCTGGCGAACCTATGGGCGCAAGCGCACACCCTTAGCATCCGCGATCCAGAGCGCACGCGGCTAATCGAGGTCATGCGCGGCGTCATCAATGCCGAGTACAAAGACGCGCCGGCAGTCGCTATTGACAAAAGCCGGGAGTGGCCGCGACCGGACATCATGCAGTCTATGCCCCTGGTGCTGGGGCGTCCCATGAAGATTATTGCGACTGTGCGCGACGTGCCGGATTGCGCTGCCTCGTTTGCGCGGATTGCCAAGCCAGAAGACCTCAACTCGTTCCTGGTGGACAGCAGCTTCATTCAGCATCTGCAAGGCTCGTATGTCAGCCTGCAAAACGGCTATACGGCCTACCCAGAGGCGTTCCTGTTTGTCGAGTACGAAGACCTGTTGGCCGACCCGCAGGCGCAGCTTGATCGCGTCCACGCCTTTCTAGACCTGCCGCCCTTTGCCTATGACTTCGAGACTATTGACGGCAGCACGGTGGCAGAAGACGACGCGGCGCTTTGGAACGCGCCAGGGCTACACGACGTGCAACCTAAGCTAGAGCGGCAGCACAACCAGAGCGCCCGCGACGTGCTGGGTAAGCGATATGCCCAGTTCGCGCAGCCCGCGTTCTGGCGTGCGGATCCAGGTCAGCCGGAGATACACACCCTTGACCTACAACTCGCAGCGTCTCGGGTAGGCAACTTTGCCGAAGCGTGGCAGCTCTCGGAGCAGCTTGCGGCGGAAGAGCCTGAGAACGACCGCGCCGCCTATAACCGGGGCTGGTATCTGCTGCGGCAGGGCAAGCTGCAACAGGGCTTTGCGCTGCTAGATCGTGGCCGCAAAGAAGGCGTATTTGGTAATCGTAACCCCGGCACGCCGCAGCCGCTGTGGGATGGCAAGTCCCAGGGCACGGTGCTGCTATACCTCGAAGGCGGGCTAGGCGACCAAATCCACCAAGTCCGCTACGCCAAGTATATCGCGGCACGGGGCTGCAAGGTGGTGGTGGCCTGCTCGGATGCGCTGGTGTTCATGCTGAACCAGGTCAAGGGCTTGTCTGCCATCGTGACCCATGACTCGGTTCTTGGGGTTTACCACGACTACTGGACGCCGGGGATGAGCGCCTTGGTGCCCCTGGGATACGAGTACAGGAATGTGTGCGGCAGCGCCTACATCCCCAAGCCCTTTGTCGAGCGTGGACCTCGTAAGCGGATCGGCCTGCGCTGGTCCGGTAATCCTAGGTTTGAGCATGAGCAGCACCGCGTCTTCCCGCCGGAGCTTATGTTCGAGGCCGTGAAGGGTGTGGACGCTGACTTCGTCTGCCTCCAGCGCGACAACGACATGGAGGTGTGCCCAGATTGGGTGCGCCAGGTGCCGTTGGACGACTGGCTAAAGACCCAAGAAGCCGTCGCCTCCTGTGACCTGGTGATTACCTCTTGCACGTCGGTGTCGCACCTAGCTGCTGCGATGGGTATTGAGACGTGGGTCGCCCAGCCGATCATGCCGTACTACCTGTACGCAAGGCCGGGAGACAAGACTGCATTTTATGATACGATGCGTCTGT